CGGGGTAGGGCGATGAACGCCCATCCCGCGATCAAAGCCATACGGACCGAAATTGTTGCCATGCTTAATGACATAAACGGCATCCTTAAAGAAGATATAGAAGCTGCCCGCGATGATTATCGTTGACATAACATCGTCGGAAGATGAGATCCGACAAGTCGCCAATGAACGCTGGAATCAGATCAAGCGATCAGGCGATCAGCGAATGAAGGATGAACGACGATTCTATCGGGGCATATTGCGAAGCGTTGCCACCGAAGTCGCAGCTGTCGAGATCTTGAACTACACCGAAGCCCTAGATCTGGTCTGGGATTCAAGCGATGGTCCAGGACGTCCAGACATCGTAATCGGTGATCATCAGATTGACGTCAAGCACCTAAACGAGAACACACGAAACGCATCGATCGAATACTGGGACAACACGCTTCAAAAGAAGAATGGATGGACCTTGATGGTCATTGAAGGTCAAGGCGTTGGATGGAAATTTAATCTGTCTGGGTACTACCAATATTCAGATTTGGAATACCAACCGCTTCACGCAGCTAGTAACGTCCACACGCGCCCATTCTGGCTTATTAACGAAGGCGAACTACATCCCGATCTAATGGACACGCGAACATCAGCCGTTCGCCCGCCGATCTGGACTTAACGTGTTACAGTTTCAATCCCGTCAAGGCGCGACGTTAACCGCTGTCCGACTAACGAATCGGATGAACCGCCGTCAGATGGCGTCGCTTAGTCATGGACGAAACACCATGAAAACAATTTCCCGGAACTACAAGGGAAGATCGTTGATGTTGTATGCAAACCGAATCGCCTGCATAAGGACACCAAATGTCAACGAACACGGCGCGATTGTCTTAGGACCCATGACCACACCCCGCAACCATGACGGGCAGGATGGCTTGAACAAAGCCATTCCCTTCCACCGTCCCAATCAAGGCAGGATCACACTATGAACGACAACATTAAAGACATCGAAATCGCTCTACGCGACGGATTGATTGAAGAACTTGCGGAAGCAACAGAATCATCGGTCACAATCATTGGAAGATTAACAACGCTTATCAACCATTATCAACAGATGATCGAATCATGGGAAGCCCAGAACAAAGAACTAATCGAAGTGTTAGCCGAATGCGTTGATCAACGTGATCGCGCCAGGGCAACCGCTGTCAGGCTTGAACAGGAATGCCATAGCTGCATGGATACGGTCCATCACGGCAACGAAGAAGTCTATGATGGCTAGGTCTAATTCATACGCTTGGAAGAAGCTGCGCTTAGTCGTATTGGCTAGGGATGCTTATGCCTGCGCCTATTGTGGAAAGGATGCAACCGAAGTCGATCACATCATTCCAATTGCACATGATCCAACCCTTGCCTTTGACATAGAGAACCTACAAGCCACCTGTCGGACGTGTAACCGTCAAAAGGGAACTAGGAACCAACCAACGCCCAAAGTGGCTAAGAATGCCGTTCAGCCCCGTTTTTTTGCAGGGACACATCCACACCCGCCCGCAGGCGGGATTTTATCCCCGATGAAACGAATTGATCCATGACCGAAAAGAAAAGCCCGACTATCTTCGATAATTGCCAGATTTCTTTGAATAACGCGGGATCCTGGATTGGTCCTGCCGATTTAGGTGCTGTCACAACATTATTGAGATTGGCGCGCCTAATTGACACCCTTCTTGACATGGGCGAAACAAAAGATCTTGCGCCGTTGTTGTCCAGGCTGTCGACAATCATGGATCAGCTGCAACTTACCCCGAAGTCTAGAATTGATCAGGACCTATCAACCAAAAAGGAAGAATCCAATGGCGACGAATTCCAAAACGCTTATTTACGGATCGTCAACACCGCGGATCCAGTCAAGTCCAGTCCACGGAAGAAGCCTGGGACCAATAGTTAGCGATCTAGCCGAACACATTGGCGTCCCGTTTATGCCATGGCAAAAACACGTCATGGATGACGCGTTGACGATTGACGATGACAATAAATGGATTCGAACGACAGCGGGAATTTTGGTTGCCCGCCAGAATGGAAAATCGCACCTGGTCAGGATGCGCGTCCTAGCGGGATTGTATTTATTCGGTGAATCACAAGGCTACGGAATTGCGCAGAATCGACGATTGTCAATTGATCACTTATGGAAAATTATTGATATGGCTAATTCGGTCGATTGGATGCGTAAACGCATTAGAAGAATTTCCCGGACGAACGGATCTGAATCAATAGAAGTCTGGTGTGAACATTATCCGAACAATTGCGACGGTCCCTGTAATCAAGTCCGCAAATATGGCGTCTTAGCAGCTACGGACGACGGTGCGCGTGGGGCGTCAGCGGATTTCCTATGGATCGACGAACTTCGAGAAATTCAAGAATCGGTCTGGTCCGCAGCTGCGCCGATTACCCGTGCCATGCCAAATCCTGCAACGTGGGTATCAAGTAACGCGGGCGATCTGACTTCGACGGTCCTAAACGATTTACGCAATCGCGCATTAGCCGACGACAACCCGCGACTTGGATGGTATGAATGGTCCGCCGAACCTGAATGCCGAATTGATGATGTCAAAGCCTGGCAACAAGCAAATCCCGCGTTGGGTTACAGGGTACAAATTCAATCCCTTGAAGATTCTGTCGCCCGTGACAAACCTGACAACGTGCGAACCGAACTATTGTGTCAATGGATTCAAGCATTGGACAGCCCTTGGAATTTCGACCAATTCGACGCGGGAACGGATCGGACTTTGGTCCTAGATTCGACAGGCGTCCCAACATGGGCGGGATTGGATCTTGTATTTAACCGAACCGAAGCCTTCCTGGTAACCGCGCAAGAAGTCGATGGGAAGTTGCGCATATTCCTTCACCAATGGAAAAAAGATGGACCGATTAATGATCGGGAACTTGCTTCCGAAATTGCAATCATCGCCAGACAATACAAAATTCGACAGATTGCATTCGATCCAAATACCGGTGGATTTATTGCGCCATTACTTCAAAAGGCAGGGATCAGAATGGAAAGCACACCATGGTCATCCGCTTATTTCGCCACCTTATGCGATGTCACAATGTCATCTATGAACGCGGGCAGAATCGTTCACACGGGACAAGTTGAACTTCGAACCCATTTGGCAGCTTGTGCCAGGCGTCCCGCTTCAGATGGCGGATGGCGAATTGCCCGCCGTGCTAGTCAGACACCAATTTCCGCAGCTGTCGCGATGGTCCTAGCCGTTGGACACGCGGAAGCACCGCGGACCCAAGTTGTGTCGGCTGTCGTGTAATCTGATTACGATCCCGAAGGTTATTCTTGGCACTTTCGGGATCATTTATGTAACAACACGCGTCAAATTGTTTCATTATTTGCATTGGACAAAATAAACGTCAAGCATGGGATCATGGGATTCTTGAATGCGTTTCGCATCACTAACGATGAACCATTTACGCCAGGCATGAGCGTTCGCGCAGCTACATTGGCAGACATCCCATATTCCGGATTATCTTCGGCATGGGGATTCCCTGGCGAAGTCCCTTCCGTTGTCACCGTAACCCGTGAGCAAGCGATGACCGTCCCTGCCGTTGCCCGCGCCCGCGGAATCCTTGCAGGATCCATCGGAACGATCCCATTGGAATCTTTCAATCGCATCACAGGCGCGAAGATCACAAACCGCACACTTATCGAACAACCTGATCCCGCACTTCCTAGAATCAATACGATTTCGTGGTTGGTGGACGATCTGATGTTTTACGGGGCAGCTTATCTTCAAGTTTTGGACGTTAGCCTGGAAGATGGTCGCCCATACCGCGCCCGCCGAATCAATCCTGGTCGCGTGACTTGGAATGTAAGTCCCGACGGCACAATGATCACTTCCTACAATGTAGACATTAAGCCCGTCCCGAATACTGGTCTGAATTCCTTGATCGTATTTCAATCAATTGAAGAAGGCTTGATTGCCCGCGCTGGTCGCACAATTAAGACGGCGATTGAACTTGAACAAGCGTCTTATCGCATGGCATCCGAACCCGTGCCACAAATGGTCTTAATGAATGAAGGAATGAATTTACCGGGCGATCAGGTCGCAGGATTGATGGACACATTCAAACGCGCCCGCCGTGAACGATCGACGGCATATGTCGAAGGTCCAATCAAGTTAGAAGTTGTCGGTCTAGATTCTGCCCAAATGCAAATGGTCGAAGCCCGTCAATTCTTATCTGCCGACATCGCTAGAACTTGCGGAATTCCTGCCTGGTATCTAAACGCCGAATCTGCGTCGATGACTTATTCAAACGTAACCGCCGAACGTCGCTCCCTTCTTGACTTCGGACTACGCCCATACATTTCCATCATTGAAGATCGTCTTTCAATGGATGACGTAACCCCGCGCAATCAGATTGTCCGATTTGCAATTGACGATTTCCTACGCGGAAACCCAATGGAACGCGTCGACATAACGATCAAACTATTGGACGCAGGAATCATCGATCTTGATGAAGCCCGCGCCATGGAAGATCTTGCGCCACGCGGGACCGAACCTGCCACCGATAACGGCACAACACCACCATCACAGACAAGGGAAATTCCAACCCAATGAGATTAGAATTTAGCGCACCGATTACAGCTGCGAACGTAGCAGAAAAAACAATCACAGGCGTCGTCGTGCCTTTTGGGAAGCCTGGCGCGACGTCGATGGGTCCCGTGGTATTTGAACTTGGCTCCATCAACGAAATCGATCCCGCTTCCGTCAAACTTCTTTTAGAACATGACAATCGTCGTCCGATTGGTCGAGCCATTAACTTTCAAGTCACGCCAGGCGGAATCAACGGCACATTTAAGATCGCCGAAACTACCGCAGGCGCGGACGCACTAATCGAAGCATCGGAAGGATTGCGCGATGGTCTTTCCATTGGCGCGATGATCGATGCCCATGAAATTCGTGACGGGATAATCCATGTCACGTCTGCACGAATGATTGAAACTAGCCTGGTGACTTCAC